AGTTACACATCTTGAAGAAAATTTGCAACTCGGTTTCTGTGCCGCCGGCGGTGGCGAACTTGAACTCAGGCATTTGGCAAAACCTCCCAGTGGCGGATGCCCCGGCCGACGTTGCCGTCGAGCCCGGAAGCGATACGGATACGGCCCTGCATACGCAGGGCAACGAGACGGTCCTCTAGGTCCTTCGGCCTAAACTGTGCGAACCTCCTCGATATAACGGGATCAGGAACGCTTGGCTCCTTCAATGCGTACTCGCTCATGTACGTGTACATGTCGTCCAGCTCGGCCTCCCACGACGACGTTGTGAGATCAACTGCGACACGGACCAGATCGCGAGCCCACAGCTCCGCCTGCACAAGCACCGGAAGGAGCTGAGTCATCCCGATCAGCCCCCCTGTTCCCTCGAGGACGGCGCGGGCAGCTGCCGACCGCATGACGGTCATCGACAGGCGGGACGCCGCCGGAACGATGAAGTCCAGATCGAACGACTTGAGCCACAGGTACAAACGGTCAACCCAGTCATTGAACCTCTTCTCCGTCGGCTCATCCATGTAGCACACGGACAACCGGCCAGCCGCAGCGACGTAGCACTGGGCTAGGAACACCGCCAGGTCCTCCCGGGCCTCTTTAATGTCACTAAGGTTTGCTCGCTCTGGGTGGTTCTGGGCGAAGTAGACTCCGAGGTCGCCTTTCTTGTACTCGCGCTCTTTGTCCTTGGCCCAGACGGCCCTCAGGAGGAACCCTGACTCGAAGTCAGACTTTGTTATTGCCTCAACGACCCGCTTGTCCACGCCAAGTCCGACGAGGTTGAACGCCGTTGCGACCGACGGAGTTGAGTCCTCCTTGCGGGACCTGACAACCCCCGGCACAACCCCGTCAAAGAGCTTGGTGTAGACCTCCTTGACGTTGGCCATGTACTTCTTCGAGCTTGCGGCGTCGAAGAAACCCTGCACTTCGTCGATCGACACAAGGGACGACATTTCGGGACGCTCAGACAAGCGCTTGACAAGGCCCTCGGCGGTGGCGTCGGAGCCGATGTACGTTTGGTTCTCTTCGCCCCACCTGGCCTTGTCTACGGACGCTAGCGTGGCCTCGAAGAAGCCCGTTGCCGTCGTCTTTCTCGACAGCGACGACGCGCCTAAAATGATCGACCACTGGTTTCCGAAAGCACGAGCCATGTACGGAAGGTCGATCTTCACAAGGTCGCCGAAGACACACGCCAACAACTGGTACGCCAATGTCCGATGGAACGTCTCAGACGAATCCGGCGCGGCCCTCTTGGCGAGATCGACGTACAACTTGACGACGTCATTCGGGTCGTTGTCCACCGCGTTGCGTTCAGCGTCGGTTACGAAAACAGGTCTTTCGACGTTCTTCTTGTCGCCGGATGAGACCACCTTGAGCTCGTCCACCAGGCGCTCGGCTTCAAGAGCCGCGACTGCTTTCTGAATCTCGCCCCATGTGACGTCCCTGGGGTTCTGCCGGATGGGGATAATATCACCCTCTTGAGTGGTGTGCCCCGCGGCCTCCGGCCGGTACTTGTTGCATGCGGCGTCCATCATGAGATTCAGGACGTCCTCGGGCGAGAAGCCGTACCTCAGGAGGTCAACCTCCAGCCTATAGGCCCGCTGTGACCACGACTGTCCTGGCTGGGGTTGTGTCGTGTACAGGTCGATCAGGTCCGGCGGTATGTGCGACTGGAGCTCGAAGAGCTCCGACTCGGAACACTCGTCTGGTGCCTCCGACGATCCAACGGATGCCGCCTCAGCTGGTGGGTATTCTTCTTGCAGCTGTGCCAATGTGTACCGAGCTCCCGTGTCTTGCACGGTTACGACGTAGGGCACGCCCTTGTTGTTCGTCGTCGTTGGCACGCGGAGTATTTTCGACACCTGGAAGCCGTTGTCGCACCCCTTGTCGGCGTGCCTCTTGGATATGGCTCGTGCGACGGCAGAGCAATCGGCGGCGCTCTCCGTCTCCGTCAGGACCCACCACGCATGGCAGCGGTCCTCGCTCGTCTGCACAACCAGCGACGGGGGCACTGCAAACTCCTCAACAGGGCACGTGTCGGCGTCAGCCCACACAACCCGCGCCGTAGCTCCTGTGTCGCGGCCGGTGCGCTCCTTGGCCGTAAACACCGCGACCGAGCAGTACACGTCTTCGTCTTGGCGAATCTTTGTGTACCTCTCGGCGAGAGTCCGACTGCCGGGCCACCGGATGAATTTTTCCGTAATCGCCCCGGGCGAGCCCTGAGGCATTGTCTGGTCGATCGTGTTGAGGGTGATATACCCTTCTTGATCGCCGTATATCTCATTAAAGAACTCTGATAGCTCCATCGTATTCCTTTCTGCCGGTCCCTAGGGACGGACAAGATAGGGGGAAGAGCCCCGGATTGTTCCGGGGCTCTTCAAGATTATCGTCCTTTCGTCAGAAAGTCCACTTCGTTTGAGTGGAGCTCGTCACAGGCCCACTCGACTGAGCAATAGCGGACGCCGCAGGGGCAGCGGCCGATGCCTCCGTACGGGGCAGGGCCTTGAGCTCCTGGCCGTTGTCGGCGGAGACTCGAGCAACGGCGGGGTACAGACGAGTCGGGTCCTTGAACCCAGGCTCTTCCTTGATTGTGACTACAACAGTGAAGTCGGGATCGACAAGTTCATTGAACTCGTCCTCGCTGCCGGGGAGGGTGAACGAGCCAGCCTCCTGGTCGTACGCGCCGACGGCCCTCCAGAACTGGTCGAACGTATAGTTGACCTTGCCGGAATTCCACTTTCGCTCGATCGGCACACGCATGTGCTTGATCGTCGCTCCCTTGCCGGCGAGACCTTCGGGAGCTTCGACGATCTTGTACGTCACGTCGAAGTAGTGGAGACCCTTTGAGTTCTCATTTTGGGTCTTGTACTCCTTGATCTCGGAGACGTCAGCGACAACCGCTCGATACGTCCCGGGGGCAAGCTCGATGAACCCGTCGGTGAGCTCCGACTGGCTGACCTTGAGCGACTTTCCAGAGAATCGTGCCATTGTTTGTATTCCTTTCTGTTGGTGTGGTTTAGTTGGAGAGAGCGGCGAACAGCTCGTCCGGTGTGTCGTATCGTTCGCCGTCTAGTATGAATCGAGCCGGTCCGCCGAGGAAGCCGACTCCGATCTTAACGGTGTGCCCGTCTTTGGTCAAGACCTTCTTCAGGTCGGGGGTAGGTCTGCTGTCGGTCCAGCCCTCTTCTTGAAGGCGGTTGAGCACAGTTGCAATAGGCTTGGCCACGAAGTCTCGAATGTATTCGTGGTCGATCTCGAACGACGGACCAGACGCTATCTCACGGCCGAAAAGATCGTACTTGGCGTATCGACCATTGCGCCACACAGAGACGGGCCACAGGTCACTTCTTGCCGTTGTTGATCAGCTCCCAGAGCTTGGGGATAGAGACGTCGTCCACCACAGCGGGCAAGCGGTACCGGTTCTTCGCGTTCGTGGAACCGTTGCCCACAGTCGTCGCTCGAATGAACTGGGTGCCCTTGGCCTTGTCCACCCGCATCTCGAGCGCCAGGACCATGTCGGGGTACTGCCCAATCTTGGACTTGGCGTTGGCTCCCGGCCACGCGAAGTCAAGGGCGGCAGCGGACATCTCGTCGGCGTCCTTCGTGTGGAGTGTGCCAACGACAAGGAACGGAGCATTCTTGAGCTTCTGGAACATTCCGCCCGTGCGGGTGAGGTAGTCGCCTGTGCGGGTCCATTGCTCGTAGTTCGAGTACTTGCCGGAGTTCCGAGCCTCAGCGTCGAAGTGGCTGAGGCACCACTCGTTCCATGTGGACAACGGGTCGATCACCACGGTCTTGAAACCTCGGGCATCTTCCAACAGTGCGTTCACGGTCTGGTCCATGAACGCAAAGCCCTTGAGCGGGTCTCCGTCAGCAATCTTGCTGACGTTTACGACCTCCAGTTTGTCGGCCGGGAAGTTCGACGCCACGCCCGTGGTGGACCCTTCAAGGTCCAGCACCAGCACTGGTGCGAGTTCCGGCACAAGAGAGGCAGACAAGCCAAGGCTCGTCTTTCCGCATCCGTACTTCCCGAAGGCGAATATCATCTCGGGTTTGCCAGCCATGAGCTCTTTCTTCGGCGTGAAGTACTTTGCGAGATCGAAGTCAGTCATCTATCGAAACTCCTTTCACAACTATGATGTCCTCCGTCAGTTGGTTGTAACGCTCGGGCGACAGCGCCGCCTTTGCCGCTTTTGCAGTTATGGTCATCTCTGACGCCGCCTCTTTCTCAGCGGGCGTCAGAAGCTTCTCGGCTAGGGCCTTCTTGAACATCGCTCGCCTTGTAACGCGAACAGCGTCCTTTGTGCCGACCCTTGCTCCCTCGCCGTCGGCGATGAGTGCTTCCCGAACAGTCTCCAGCTCCTCCTTCAGAGCTGCAATGCTCGAGGTCAGGAACAGGTACCGGTCAACGAGCCGAGCCTCGTTCTGCGAATCGTTCATATCAGTCATTCTCCTTCTTTTCTTCGTTAGTGGTCCAGGGGTACTTGTCATTGGGGACGTGACGCGCATCTTCACATTCGTAGGGCTCCGGCCAGATAAGGATATGCGTGTCGCCCTCTTCGTAGTCAATGGCGTTGTCGTAGCCCAGGGGAGAGTCCAGCCACGCAACGATACGGGACATATCCTTGACATCCCGGTCAATGACTTCATCGAGGTGAATGCGCATCATGCGCTCCCCGTCGGTGCTCCACAGGAACGCAGCCGCTCCGTACGGGGCTAGACGAACCTCGACCTTTCGCCCCTGCGCCATCGGTCCGATGACCCTACACCACCTGGCAGGGAGCCACGACACGAGGTCTAGGGCTTCCTCGGCCTCTGCAATCTCATCGTGATCGGGCAGCTTTTCGTCATCGTCGAATAGGGTCTCGGCCAACTGCGCCGCCAGGAACGGGTACAGCTCTTCGTCGGTACCTTCCTCGGGTAGATTGTCTTGGGCGGCTTTGAACTTGTCGAAGGTCGTAGCTTCGAGGTCGTCCCAGACCCGCTCGGCCCACCCGGGGAATCGCTCGATAAGGCCCTGGTCTTTGTCAGACAGATCAAGCGACGAGATAGGCGCGCTGAACACTGTGTGCCCTCCGGGACCCTTGACCAAGAGGCCGCGAATACGATCAGAGACGTCCCGGTAGGCCACAAACTTGTTGTTTCCTTTCTTACTACGCCAGAAGATGGCGCGGGTAATCTCATCGGGGACTTCCTCGCCAGCAGGCCAAACGAAATCATCCTCTTCCGCGTAATACATCGCGGTATGATAGGCCATCTGGCGATCGATACCCGCCTTGTAGTTATAAGTGGTTCCATCGGGCTCTTTAACGATCAACCGCCCCTCGTCATCGACGTTGATCTCGAATCCGTTTCGGATACTCCGCATGTTAGTTCCTTTCACCAATCGACCGGGCTGATTGCCCGTGCCGTACTTAAACCTTAACGGCACACACCCCGCCTTTTCAAGCTAAGGGCGTGTGCCGTGTGTCACTGTTTAATTTCCCTGTAGTTGGAGCAGTAGTAGCACTCGAGGCTCGGCCCAGTCGGCGGGTCAGAGAGCTCCCACAAGTCTCGCCCTCGCTCGAACACACCCTCAGCGGCCTCTTGATGGTACGGGAACCTCCACTCCAAGAGGTCCCTCGGGGACGCGGCGTCCCTCGGCACAAACAAAATGCAAAGCTCCTTCGGCGTTTCTCCGTACGTGTGCTGCATACCCAAGCCGTACAGGTGCGTCTGAGCTCTGTAAGCCAAGAGCTTCTGGTCCGTTGTGTCGAGACCAGCGTTGATCATCGTTGAAAGATGCTTGAGCTTCTTCTTGGTCGTCGTCTTGTAGTCCACGAGCAGACGTTCTCCGGGGACGTAGAGATCGGACGTTGACTTGATCCTGCCATAGCCCTCGTATTCGCCTATCTCCATCCGAACCTCGCAGTAAACGTCCCTGCCATACTCGGCCCGAACGACCTGTTCAAGCTCGGCATGGATTGCTGTGCCGATCTTCGCACCCATGGGCCAATCGGAGGGGTACTCCTTGTGCACCCCGTGCAGTTTCTCCCACAGGCACAAGGAGCAGGGGTCAGACAGGTCGGACGCGCCGACCTTCTTCTGCTTGTCCCGCGCCGTCGGCTTCAGCCAGGCTTTAAGGACATAGTCTCTTACGCTTTCGATCATTTAAGCAGCTCCTTTCGCGCCGAACGAGATCGTTCAATCAGTTTTGTGAAGTGTCCTTCGTCCTCTGTGTCGAGTGCGTGGAACACGTATCGGGTTATTTTGTCCGCTGCCTGTCCACGCCGGTTGAGGCGGCCCTGTGCCTGTTCGACGAGCATCCCGTTCAAGTCTTCGTCGAGCCAGACCTCCGTGTGGCACACCCGCTGAAGGCCGTCCGTGCCCTCGGCGATGCTGGGGATCGACGCGACAAGGACTCGAACCTCGGGATCGTCCAAGAACGCTTGGAGGTTTGAGTACCGGTCCGTTTGACTCAGCGTCCCCGTGTATGCACGGGCACCTATACCCCACGACTGAACTTCCTCGGCCGCGGAGTCCGCAAACAAGCGAGAGCTGGTGAACACCAATACCTTTTCGTCGGGGTGCTCCTGCTCGACGACACGTCGCAATGCCTGGAGCTTGACGCTAGTGCGTCCGACGGCGAACGACAGGTCGCCCGTATCGGGGTCGATGTCCGGTAATCCGAGGGTCACCTGCCTCAGCCGGAGGAGCAGAGTCAACGCCACCGGCGCAGTCAGCGGCTCGTCTCCGATAAGTGCGACTGACTTTTCCTCTAGTGAGTCGTACACCTCTCGCTGCTCTTTCGGCAGGTCGAGCTTGACCTCAATGACGTCAACCGGAACCTTGAAGTCCGCTGTCGCCGCCACGGCACAGGGGAGCTGTGCCACGAACGACCCCGGATGCTTCTCGTCTGTCCACGCCACGTGCTCTTGGACGTTGCCGTCCTTGTCTTTCGAGTACGAGACCTTCGGCGTGGCCCACACGTAGCACCACCGTCTAAAAGACGTGTCAATAAGAGGCTGGCCCTTGGCGTCCTTCTCGTACCACCAGAGGAACCGGCACACGGACCACAGGCCGACGAACTTGTTCCCTTGTGGTGTGGCCGACAACGCGAGGCGGTACTTGGCGTTGCGCAACTGGAACAGTCCCTTTGTCCTGTGCGCCTTGGGGTTGGTGGCGAACTGAACCTCGTCCACGATCGCGAGGTCCGGCTTGGCCTTGGCCCAAGCGTACGTTCCGTCCCGGTGCGACAGACCCAGGTACTCACGACCGACATGGTATACGCCAGGCTTCTTACCCCGAAGGGAACGAAACGCCTCGGCCCCGGCCTCGGACGAGTCGATGCGGTTAAACGGAAGATCGATCCCTTGTACCACAAAGGTGTCCCTCCAATTGGCGACGTCAGTCTTTCTGACCGGGCCTGCTACGAGGATCGTCTGTGCGCCAATCTGACGGGCTAACTCGACAGCCTGTACAGTTTTACCGGTCCCGGTGTCAGAGGCGTTGAGACAGGCCCTCGTGAGTTCTGAAGCCATCCTAGCGACAAGTGCCTTCGCCTCATCGTCGAGCTCGATGCGCTCCTTACTCATTCGGCCACCTGTCGAGGGCATACTCGATGTCATAAGGCACTCTGACTGTCTTGTAAGCCCCTTCGTACAGTTCTCTGAACTCAAACCCGATTGGCTCAAGATCATACGTTACGGACTCTTCAATGAGCTCTCCCTCCTGCGGGCAGGGGATGAGGAGCGAAACCTCGACGTTGGTCGGGCTCAGGACGTGGTGGCTGTCAGACAGTTCTTCCAACAGCCCATTCTTATTCTTATGGTAAAAACCTTTCAGTATCTCCTTGAACCCATTGCCGTCTTCCTCTGTGCAGTCCACGTAGTAGACGATCCTGCGAGGTTGTTCGCCTCCCTCCGCGAATGGGCTGACCCATACATCATCGGCGTCAAGAGTGACGTCCGATCCGCTGGCAAGCAAACCGTGGAACTTCTTCCGGCCCGTGGTCGTTTCGTCAAGCTCGTCGTACTCGTCGTAGAAGAACCCTCGAATGCCTTTGCCGGCATGACACCATTTGACGACGACAAACCCGCCGGGCAGTTCGTCATCGTTATTGGGCTTGATCCACAGGAGGCGGTCAAGCGCCTCCTCCTCAGTCATGGCGACAAGCACTGGCTCCGTGTCGCTCACTTCAACCGACACGAGCTTGTCGGGTCGCACGAGGACGCCCCGGCACACGCCCCCTTCCACGGCGACGGACTTGTACAGCGCCTCGTGAGCCGTGTAACGATCTATATTCTCCGCAAGTTTCATTCGACTGATCCTTTCCCTCGCGGTTTGTTCATCTGCACTGTCAACACTAATTGAGGCCCGCCGGATTGTCCAGCGGGCCTCATGTGGCATCGGTCTCTATCTATCCTGTATCCCGTACAGGCGCAGCAAGGCGGAAAACGCCATGTCCTCCACCAGTGCGGGCTCTGTCTTGCCCGTGTGCCGTCGGCGTCCGACCCACAACTCCCAGGAGCAACCGTGGCCTACGCGATCCGTCCACAGGTTGTATCTCAATCCGGGCCGCAACGGCCCGGCAACGTGCACCTCGCCGTCCTTCTCGGTCAACGTGTCGAACGGAATGCCGTAACGACGGAGCAGTTCTTCGATCACAGCAGGTCTTCCACCTCGTCCATGGACAGACCCGTGGCACGAGCGATGTCCACCGACGTGCCGCCGTTGCGAATGACCCGGCGGAACGCCTTCTGACGCTCCTTGCGGTCGTTCACCAAGTCGTCCAGGGTTCCGTTGACCCAATTGTGCGCCAACCTGGCATAGTCGAGGTGGTCTTCGAGGGTCTTTTTCTTGTTACTTGCCACTGTTTTGTTCCTTCCAGTACTCCTCGGCATCGTTGACGGAGCCGACAATGGCCGACGCATAACGGCTAGCCAAGCGGGACAAGCCAGACTTGAAGTCCTCGGTGGCCTCTTCGATGTCGGGTGTCGTCTCGTCTCCGCACGGTCCGTAGGTTCCTTCTGGTCCTACAAGGACGTCGAACCCGTCCCGTGTGCCGATGGACACGACGAAGCCATTGTCAAAGAATCGCTGCCAGTCTTCTATGGACAGCGATGACAGCTGAAGCGCCCCGTAGGGCACGCGTATGTTGGTGGTCATAGATCGCAGGGTACACCCCATCTCGGGGTTTGTCAAGTCCTCGACTGGTAGACTTCACACCGACCTAAGGAGGTACGAAACACACATGGGTGTAAGAGAAAACCTCGTGAACTGGATGGCTGCTCGATCTAGAGCTTTCGCCTACAGCAACGACAAGCCGGGCAAGCTCAACCCGGACGCGACGCGGTACTCCGACTGCTCGGGAACGATCTACTCTGCGTACGCGGCACAGGGCATCCGCATCGGGTCAATGTCCTATGAACAGGCCGAGAACGGCCGTCGTATCGCGACCGGCACAACCCCCACGCAGTTCGCCCAGATATCGGGCTACCTGCGACAGGGCGACATCGTAGCCATGGCCCTTCGTCACGGCATCGGCTCCGGCTCGCGGATCAACCACGTCGAGATGTATGCGGGCGACGGCAACAGCTGGGGCCATGGCGGAATGCCCGGCGAGGCTCGAGGTCCGAACTTCCACAGCATCTACGGGCGGTGGCTCCTCCAGGACGCCGCCTTCTGGGTCGTCCAGCGTATAGTGGAGGACGATCCTGCAAACGACCAACCCAGAGAAGAGGACGAATTGAATTCCGAAGAGAAAAGGCAGCTTGCTGAGACGGCCGACGCCGTGTCCAAGCTCAAGTACATCATGGACGAGGCTATCTTGCCTCTCTTGAAGAAGTTCCACGTCGAGACGGACAAGGACACGTACGCTCGTGAGAACATTGTCCTCCCGACCCTCACCGCCCTTAACGCTGGGCGTGTACAGGAAAGCTCCCGCCTCGACGCCCTTGAGGCGGAGATGAAGGCGCTCAAGACGGCTGTCTTGGGCACCATTGACCTCGACAAGAAGGAGACCAAGTGACCGACCTTACCGTTCCCGCCCTCGCCGGAGCCGTCGCCCCCTTCGTCCTCTCACTGGTTAACCGGTACAACTGGTCGAAGCAGACAAAGAGCGTCATATCCCTGGCGTTCTACGCGGCCGTTGCTTTCGGCGTCTGGTTCGCTGACAAGAGCCCCGCCTCCTGGGCGGCGTTCGCGGCGCAGCTCTCGACCGTCATCGCGGCCGGGCAGGTCGCCTACACGGCGCTTCGCCCCTCGGGCATCCTCAAGAACATTGAGTATGCCACCACGAAGATCCGTGAAGCCGACGCCAGCTGACCGGCAGGCAACAGAAAACCCCTCCCGAAAAGGAGGGGTTTTCTTTATGCGTTGTTGGGATCAGCAGCCATAATCACACTCATCGCAGTCGTATTCGCAATCGTCGCATTCGCAGTAGTCGTGCTCCGGGAACACGAACCTCAAACCCCGGCAACCAAGAACCTTTCCGTTGCCGTCGCGAACAACCTGGTGAGCTATAACAATGTCGTCGCGATCGTCCATGCCCTCTCGGACAAGGGCTGAGATGGCCCATGTCGGCACAAGCACCAGGTTGTCGAAGTCGTAATCCGGCAACTGCTGATCGATACGATAGCCATCGTGTGCTTCTCTATCGAAGTCTGACGGGAAAAGGTCGATCTCCTCTCCGTCAACCTCGATGGAATCAACTGCCTCGACCGCCCCGGCCGCGTAGTACGGCTTGAGCTTGGTCGGCCCCGGCTCGATCGTCGCGATACGGTTGCCTTCCTTGTCAACGATGTGGCAAGGGTTTCCGGTCATGTTGATAATAGCCATTAGTTGTTCTCCTCAAACGGGTTAGCGAGGTTGACTTCACGAACGGGCGTGAACTTGGACGCATAGAGCCTGTCGTACAGCAGCTCCTTCACGTCGCTCTTATCGACACGAACCTCGAACAGCCTGTCGCTTTTCGAAAGGAACGTCGCAGCATCTGCTATAGAAGCTTTGTGCCACTTGTAGAACGGGCAGACCGGGTTCTCTTCGAGTCGGAACTTATCGTCAATCCATGTGTACAGAACCAGGTCATCACCGTCCACACGCGCCCCGGTGAACTTGATCCACTCCTCGAGGTCGCTCTCGTCCCAAAGACGAGGAACAACGACCGCCCTCCCTGTCGTAACGACATTGGCTTCCCCGTCGTCCAACACAACCGTGGCACAGCCCGAAGCTTGAATCCGAACGTCGCCGACGGCTGCCACAACGGACCCGTCCGTGGCTAGGACCCGTCCGCCGCGGGCATTGACCGTCGATCCATCGTAGGCATACAACGTAATATCGCAACCCTCGCTCAAGGCGACGTGTGCGGTCCCTCTAGCCTGAATAACCCCTGTAGCTGCCGCTGTGGCTTTCACAACGGCTTTATCCTGCACAAGAGTCCTTCCAGCAGGTCCGTTAATGTACACTTCCGACCTGTCGCAAGCACTAACCATGTCTGCCTTGGTCACCGACACGGTGGACATACCGAAGACACTCACGCTCTCGGCCTTAGCCACGTAAGCTTCAGTGTAGGTACCGAGGAACGACACCGACTTGGCGCTCTCGATATTGACGAAAGCTACGTCGTACACCCGCAGGAAAGCTTCCGGGTTGTCGCACACGACCCCAGTGGCGTCTTCCACCTGAACAGCAATCGGACCCGCCTCAGGCTTGATCACAAGCTTGGACTTACCGATGTAGTCGAGAACGAACGGAAAGTTCTTCTCGACGACCAGGTCAACGCTATCTCCGACGAATTGAACAACCGCTACACCTTGGGGGTCCGCCACAGCTGCGTCGAACTCGATCTGGTTGGTGATAATTTTCCTTGTCACGGTCTTACCTTTCTTCATGTTTGTTTTCATGACATCTAAAACAATACCGCCCGGACCGATGTTATGCAAGTCCGGGCGGTATGGTCTGCGTCACAAGTCCCAGACAGCCAATCTGACGTCCTGCAACCACGCCAACGCCGATGTCGAGGAGCCCTTGTAGGACGCCTGCGCCGCAGGCTTAGTGGGTTTTGGCGGCTTGGGTGTGGGCGGTTGTGCCGGGGGTTTGGGTGGCGTAGTCGGACTCGCCGGGCTGAACTCGAAAGCTGACACGACCAATATCTTGTTGTCGGCTTTCATAAGGCTCACGCCGAGCTGAACGTGGCTCGTGTTCGTCCGAGGGCTCTTGTTCTTCCCAAGCGACGCCCCTGCCGGTCCCTTGAGTTCGATCTCGACGTCAGCATCGGTCACCGTGAAGACTGCCGTTCGCTTGACGTACGCCTTCGGCAGCTCAACCTCGGTAGCGGACGGCGCAAGGACGAACTTCCCGCCCTGCGTCTTAACCGAGTTCCCATCAAAGCCGACGATCAACGCGGCCACATCTGAAAGGTCGTTGGCGTCGATCTCGAACGTCAACGTGTACGTACCCAGCCCGAGGTCATCTGTCATGACAGCCGCCCCGCCGCTGGCAATGGTCAGCGAGCCGTTGTCGCCGGAACTAGACAGATTGCCTGACCCGGCTTCGTCGTCCCACTCGTGCCCTAGAGCTTTAACCATACCGAATAATTTCCTTTCAGTTAGCGGGGACGATGTAGTACGGGCCCTCAGGGCCGAGTTCTCGGACCTCGAGGTCGAAGCCGGACTCCCGCTCCCTAATCTCGCATTCCTCGACGGCCTCCGTCTGGGTCGTGAACAAGTCCGTCGTCATCGGGATCTTGTGCTTCCACCGATAGGGAATGGAGTCGCCGTTCAGCTTCTTGGCTTCAGCTTCCAGCTCCTCAGCCGTGACTCCGACAAAGCGAGCCATAAGTTCGGCCTCATGGGGTGGTATGCCCATGTCGCACAGGTCGGCGACGGCTTCCATAGCGGCGTAGTCCATTTATTTTCTCCTTTGTTTTAGTTGTCGGTTGTGTTGGGGTTGACAGGGCAATCGGTCGTGCCCGGCACACGGGTCCAGAAGCCGTACTCCCCCGTCATCGGGTGCTTCGCCCGGACAAAGACTGCCCGAGCGTTGGTCTCTTTCGAGACGTATTCGAGCCTATCATCCGTCTGGGTCTCGTTGTCAAGCTCCCACGTCTGTTTGTCGGCCGGTAAGTCCTTGATGGCTTTCAGCCTGGCTCGAGCATCCTTCCGGGCTTTCCGGATAGTTGGATTGCTCTTCACTCCGAATGCCTCAAGGACTTTAGACTCCTTGGCTTGCGGGTCGGACTCAAACGCCTCGAGAAGGGCAAGGTACATCTCCGTGTAGAACTCATCAAGCTCTTTCCTGTGCCGTTCCTTCAACGCCTCATACTGCACACGGAGATCGGCTGCGGTTTCAACTGGGTTCGTGTCAGTCATGCCTCGACACCCCACGGGAGCAAGCCGTCAGGGACGTGACGCGCATCTTCACATTCGTAGGGCTCCGGCCAGATAAGGATATGCGTGTCGCCCTCTTCGTAGTCAATGGCGTTGTCGTAGCCCAGGGGAGAGTCCAGCCACAGGATAATGCGCCCTAGGTCCTTCTGATCTCGCTTGGCGATGTCCTCGAACGGCACACGCAGCAGACGCTTGCCGTCTTCGCTCACCACCAGCAGCGCCAGCCCGTAGGGCGTCTCTGTCACCTCGACCCCATGGAACCGAGCCATCGGCCCCATGGCGTCCAGCCACTTCGAGGCCATCCACTGGTGCGCGTACCACACATCCTCGGCGTCGTCGAGGTCGTCTTGTTCGACGGGAGGGTAGCCCTCGTGATCCATGTCAGACAGCACGTACTTAAGGATGGAGTACAGCTCCTCCGGGTCGGCGTTCTCGTTGTCGGGGAGCTTGTTCTGTGCGGCGACGAACTTCTCATACGGCACAGCACCCAGGTCGGAATTGATTCGCTCGGCCCAGTCGGGGTACAGCTCGATCTTGGTCTGGTCAACGTCTTTAAATGTGTCCGCTGTGACAGGGGCGGGAAACACCCACACGCCGTTGCCGTCCTGCACAATGGCTTTCCTCAGAGCGGAAACGGTGTCCTCGAGGTCAACGACGCCCAATCCGACGATGTAATTCCTTCCAAAGAGGTCGAGGAGCACACTGTCAGAGACGTAGTTTCCGGGCCAGAAGAAATTCTCATATGACCCATACCGGTGCAGCGTGCGGTAAAGATCGTTTCCGTCCTCCATGTGCTTGTACGGGAGGCCGTTCCGCTGCAAGCCATCGTCCCCATCGTAACTGTACGTAACGCCCGTACGAATGTTTCGTATTTGTCTCATGGCTTATTGCCTTTCTCTACTCAGTTTGGTTAAAAAAAAAAAAAAAAGAACCGGCTGACTGCCGTGCTTTAAGCTTAGGTCAGTCAGCCGGTCCGCGTCAACCTCGGCCATATGTGTCGTACGTCGCTTTTGCCGCATTGATCACATCAGCCTTGAGCTCTTCAAGGCCCTGTGTCTTAAACAGCAAGTCCAAGACGACCGTCGTCGGCAAGCTCAGCCTGTCGGTCGGCACGATCGGGAAGGCGTGTTTGACGATACCCTCTCCGTAGTGCGCCGTTGTGCCGTCCTCAAACACCAGCGTCGTGCCTGTCTTGTCGGACCGGCACACTCCCTTTCGGTCCTTGTTGTAGGAGTACACCCGCTCGGTGGTTGCATAGTAATCTGTGTCGGGTCGTCCTCGTCGCGGTCGAAGCGCACTCCTCGTGCGTCCCACAGAACATCGATGCCGTCCGGCACAGGCTGTGTCAGGTCAATCGGCTGTATTTGAAACCGTCCCTTTCGGCATGAAGGCCGCAGAGGGTTGAAGCGACTTCGAGTTGTCCAGCCACTTTATGGCGCGTGCGTAATAGCCGACGTGCTCTGGTGGAAGCACAACCAGCGGCGTGCAGTATCGGATGTCGTCGGCGCGGATCGTCTTACCGGCGTCGTCCGTCGGCAACACGACAAGAAACTCAGGGTGGGTGTTCCTTTTAAGGGGCACAACCACATATTTTCTCCGGTCGTGAAGGGAGACGTACGACAGCTCCCCGGGGCGGGGAAAGTCCGAGTTCTCGTATCGTATGTTGCCGGGGCCGATGTAGTCTACCAGTTCAGACATTGTCATACCGTCCCCATCGGGGTCAAACGCCGGCCTCCACAAGCCGTCGGCACACTTGTCATAGCGGTCTCCGTCGTCGTCCCACACGGGACCGTCGAACAGGGTATCTTTGATCCGCACACCGTGTGAAAACCAGCCCGATATGTCCTGTATCTCACCCTTTGCGGGGTCAAGGGCTTTCATTTCTCCTCCAGCTCAAACCCGTCGTACTCGTACCGCGTCAGATAGTACCGCGGGTTGTTGAACGTGTCAGGATCGAAGCCGTCCTCGTCAAGCCACGCAACGACAGCCTGAAGCGTGTCCGTGCTCGCCATCATCAACGGCATCTTGACCTTTCGGTCATAAGCACCCGCGATACGGACGTTGGACTCCGTGTCAAGCGTCACCGAGGCTTTATTTCCAATAAGTGCAGCCACGTCCGCGAGGAGGTTCTTAGCTTGTATCAGCCGCCAATCAGGTTTAGGCGGTTCGTCGTGCAAGAGCTTCTTGATAGCGTCCTCTACGGCCTCGTTGCCCTTGTCTACCGGCACACGGATGGAGGCATTGTCCTTTGTGTTCGTCACCTCGTAGACGAATCCGCTCGTGGAGTTCCCTCCGAGTTCGACGGATATGCACAGCGGAGCCTCCTTGTGCAGCTCCTCGGCCGTTCGGACCAGAGACACAACCGTCTCGGCGGATACGTAGGTCATTTCATATCTCCTTTGCTTATGTTGTTTTCAATGGCGCGTACAACCTGGTTGTCTTGACGTTCACCGGTATATTTTGTACCGTCCGTCCTTTGACGCAGCGGATGTAATTCGCTGGCCGTCGGCGTTGTACACTTTGACGTTTTGCAAGAGCAAGTCGAACACGTTTCCGTTCTCAACGGCTCCTATCGTGCTCCACAGGACACCGGCCAAGCCGTCTGTCGCGATCGGCACACGGGCGAATATCGGGTACTTCCGGCTCCTTATGACGAAGGTTCGGTCGGAGTGGACTGTTTCAGGTTCAAGCTCAATGACGCAGTTCATCGAACCATCAGCTCCATCGCGAGCTTGGCTATGGTCTGTGGGTCGGCCTCCTCGACAGGGATGCGCCCCGTTTCGCCGTGGAAGTCTGTCATTACGACAATGTCTTTCTCGTCGTCCGACACAAAGAGCTTGAAGTCCGGCTCCTCGATCTCGCAAAGTTTCCACTGCGCTCGGCGAGCCAGCGTGTTCAATGCGGAGTCGGCAAGTTGGCGGGCCCTCTTAGCGGTGCGCTTGGCGAGAATTGCGGTGGTGATCTCAGCTTCCATTTCGGTTGGTCCTTTCTATACTCGTATGTTAAAGATACGCATTTGCGTAAGTCCCCACGTTACAGGGTTTGGTCGGGTGTTGTCAATGCTTGTGGGTGTGGTGTAGTTGACTTCCGTTCTTGTACAGCGGTACACAGGGTCAGGAGGTTGTCGTACGCCAACAGGTTCGCCGTTCGGTGCAGTTTGTCTGTCCCACTGTCGGTACTCAGGAGGGCTGACATTCCGTTGACCTCGACAAGAACGCCGTCAAACCCGTCGGGACGCGGCACAAGGGGCGTACGTTCGACTAAGACAGACATCCGACCACTTTCTTGTTTTCGTCGTACACGGGGTAGGCTGGTTTAGACGGATCGTACTCGAACCCCGACAACAACGGGGCCACCAGCTCGATCTCTGCTGTGCAGGGGCTAACGACGATGCTTACCGGGGCGTCCTTCCTGGAAAGCCCGACCCATAAAGCACACTTGACAGTAATCTCGACGTTGTCGGGGAATTTCGGTTCATTCTTCATCGGCGGTATCCTCCTTTTCCCCGTCAACCAGACCGAACAGCGTGTCCAGGTCGTCATCGAGGCACATCGTGCCGTTCCTCGGAAGGGTCACGTCCCTGTTGACTGTGTCTCTACACCCTGCTTTAAGCTCACCTGTGCTGGGTGAGTGCCACACCGCCACCGTGGTCGGAGCGTACTTCCGCAACAGGTCGGCGTAGTCGTAAACGCTCATCGTCACGTGCACCTTGGGTATACGGCTAAGAGTCATCACGGTCTCTTCCTTTGCTGTTAAGGTGTTCACGGGTACGTTTTTCACAAGCCGTCACTCCTTTCTTTCATATTCACAACCGAGTGGTTTAAACATAATCAACGAGGGGCAGCCGTGTCAAGTTTGAGCGAGGGTGACGTGCGGCGCAGTGAATAATAATTCGTGGGGTGGATCTTTGTATGGAGGGGTAGGTTTACTCGGGTTAGTTGAATTCAATAACAATAAGATGATATCAAAATATTTGTTGTACAAGTGTTGGACACCGGGTAGGTTTTAGGTCGGTAGGATGTTGTCGGGAAGTGGTTACGAAACGACGTCTGATTAAAAGACAGCGTTAAGTATGCTAGGTGCACAGAACCGGACGGTTTTTGCACAAACGACACCAAACGAAATAGAACGGATTTCGCTGTGATTGAGGGTTTGGGCAATTGGGAGTAGGGCAAAAGTTAGTTATCCACAGGGTTATCCACAGCCTGTGGATATCTCTGATGTAACTGTGGAAAAAGAGGTAGCTGCGTATAAAGTCAATAATAATAATTTGATATTATTTTATTTAAATAATAATATATTAACTATCTCTTAATGCGTGTGCGCGGCCCCCCTTTCATCTTGTCGTTTGGTGTCATTTAATATCAACTACGTGCCGAACAGTGCCGTTTAATCGCCCTCTTCACGGGCTTTCGTGTGTCACAACCCGCGAAATCTCGCCATTTCAGCCCCGTGTGCCGTCCTGAGGGCCCGCTGGAGCGCTCGGGCCGGGCGATGCACCCACATACGCGCGTCCCTCTATACGCACGCGCGTAGGGGCTGTGCCGGTTCAGGCCAGGCGTGTTCCGGTGGGGGTCTCGTCGGGTGTGACATGCCTCCCAGAAGCCACAGGAGCCATTCTCACGAGCTTTCAGGGTGCCCCTGGTAGGGGTGTGTGGGTAGCCACCTAAAAACCCCTCAGATCGGCTCCTGCGAGCTCTGAGGGGTTCTGATCGGTGGGGGTTGGCCCCAACGCACGCGCGAGTATAACACAGAAATTTCGGAAAAACAACAGGTTAATGCCATTAACCTAGTTTGAAGGGGTGCATACACGGCTTTTGAGCGTATGAATATACACGCGGATGCATACAGATACGACCGTCGTATGACGAACGTGTATTCGAATGCGGGTGTGTATATGTAACGCGTGGCTAAGCCGGTCCGAAGTAAGGCCGGTCCTTCGGGGTGCTGTGCCGCTTGGCATGCCCTTCGGGGTTACCGAAACGGGCATTTCGGTTTAGCTGGGCTAGGCGAAACGGACGCTTCGCTTTGGACAGGCGGAATGCCGGCTTTCGTCCAGGGGCTGTGCCGTAGCGCCGCAGGCACCGAAGTACGCGGTTACCGAAACGTTCGTTTTTGGGTTGGGGGAGGTCGGCTTTACCGTGCTTATACGCGTACGCGAGGGATTGGCGAGATGTGGCGCAACGCACACAGGACGAGCTTGCATTAGGGTGCTGTGCCGGGGTAAGCTTAAGGCACAAGGCAAGGAAGGCACCGGACCCAAAGGGTAGGGCCGGACCGGCGAGCAGGGGCTCACACAACCGGACGGCAAGCCTTCAAGCCTTGGACAGCGATAAAACATAAACAAAGGCCTCAGCCGGGGCCGACACAAACCTTAAAGAAGGGACGGCTGATTGATATGGCACGCACGACTGGACTTGGCTTCGGACGCAAGCTGGCTAAAGGCCTCGCTGTGGCGGGAGCCGCTATCTGGGGCTTCGGACTTGGCCTGTGGGCCTTCGGCCCGGAAGAAGGAGCGGGGGCTGTGCCGACCGACTACCCCGGGGTGTCCGTGGAGGAATTGCGGGCAATGCCCAAGGCCGCGGTGAAGATCGACGGCCGTACCTTCCGCCAAGACATCGGCATCCAGGTCGGCGGCAAGTACAGCCAGAGCGAGTTGGAGCAGGCGAAAGCGGATATTGCTAAGGGTTGCTCCGTCTACGAAGACCTCTCGGTCGATTGCACCGCTGGGAGCTACGTCAACGCCGTCGGCGAGACGTTGAAGGAATACGAAGCCCGCGTCATTGCGCCTCAGTACGGCGAGGGCGAAACGGCACCGGAGGTCCAAGCATAGGCAGCGAGAGCGAAAAGTGGCACAGCTCACGCCTTTCAATGTTGCCTCGGGGGCTGTGCCGAGATAGACTAGAGGCACGAGATACATAAAGGGCTTGACCAGGGCCCGGCACAAACCTTGAAAGGACTGGTAAAAATGACTGTACTCGAGAATACAATCGTCAATCCCGACGACGTTGCCGCACATTGGCTTGACGTTATCGAAGAGATGGCCAATGAAAGGGTTGACTACGACGGCAACCCGATTGAGCTGGACTACGAAGACGGCGGCGGATCGGTGACGATCGGCAACCGCCGGGTGAGGGTCGTCGGCGCTTGGTCCGAAGTGGTGTTCCAGTGGTTCGAGGTCGGAGCGACTTGGCCCGAGGGTGATTATCGTTTGCCGCTTACCTTTGACAACGACGAGGCAGTGGACCGCTACGGCACAAGGGTAGGAGACTTGCTGGACGAAGCAGTGGAGTACCTCGAATGCTGGCGCGCCGACATTGACTGGGGCTGTCTCAAGCACTCCCTGTGGAACGCCTTGAATGGACAGGACGGACTTCTCGAAGAGATTGAGTATCGTTGGGATAAGTGCTACGTCGATGAGCGAGGCTACGTGTGGGGTTGGAGCATTGACGCCGAGCGAGGCTACGCTGAGATATCCGCCGGGCTCATGGACGAAGATAAGGTCTATTGGTCGGAGTACGACATTGTCGAAGGGTTAGACGTCTTGCTGGACGGCATGAGGGCTGCAGTTTCAGAGGCCGTAGCCGACATTAAGGAAAGGCTGGGGATGTAGGATGAACTGGCTATTCGACATCGAAGACGAGCTCAACCTAGAGCTGGGCGCTGTGGATGGAGTGCAGACAAGTGATGACAGATACGGGCTGAGGGAGCGAGGCACAGGCCTCGTCTGGTCCGTCGATAAGCGAGACGAGGATGAGATGGGCGTACCGATACGGGTTGGCCTGGTGGAAGGCGAGGCCCGAGAGAAGGGCGTGGAACGGGTTGAGTGGCGATGGACAGGGTGGGTAGATAGGTTGGCCTATGTGGTAGCCGGTGCTGAGGCAGCGGTGGCTGCAGCTGTAGAAGAGGCAAGGAGGGCAACGAGGTGAACGACTACCAAGGCCATGCGCTTGCTCGGCGAGAAGATGATCAATGGTGCGGCAGCAGCTTGGAGTGGGGCGGGGGTTGGTTGCCGGAGGGTAGACAGACGGCTAGCTACTCGGCAGTATGGCTCTGGGGCTTTGTCGGGGTAGGCGTGATTGCGTTGCTCGGGATACTGGGGATGTCGATGGGTTATTAGGAAAGGGATAGAGGGTAGCCCTCGTGGTGTGATGCATGTCACACTGCGGGGGCTACTTGGCATGCCAGTAGTTGAATGCTTAAGGTGTGGTGACGATCACATTATCAAGGCACGCCCAAAGCCCCGGATTTATGATCGGGTAGGCGATGAGCGGGGTCGCGGTATTCCCCCACAGAAATTTTTCAAAATTTGGCCTATAGGCCCTTCCGAACCGTAACCCCGATGTGGGCGACATCACGCCGTTTCAGTTTGAACCAGCACCCCTAAAAGGTCTAACCTAGAAGAGTCAAAGCTTTCAATCAACATAGTGAAATACGAAAGGACACACCACAATGAACTACGACCACACGAGCCTCTTGAACGAGGCCGCAGAGCGCCTTCCGGCCCCTGTGCCGGTCTGGCTGCAGGTCGCCGAGGCTGTCAAACTCGGCTGGGGCTACCCGTACGAGGCTTTCTACACTGAGAGTGAGGCCATTCTGGTCGATCCGCCGTCCGGCCGCACGGTTGACGTCGGGGAAGACCTCGAGGAGGGCCTGTACGCGCGCTTCGACCACGAGATTGACCCTAGCGGCGGTGAGCCGTTTCCGTACGACGCCGACAACCTGTCGGCCCTTGTGCAGGACGCCGCGGAGTACCTCATGGGCCTCGACCTAGGAGAATACGATGACTGACACCTATTCCGAGATAAGCAAGGCATTGTTCGAAGGGTGGGGGTTTGAGACCCACTCGTGGGGCGAGTACGCGACAGCCTGCAACATGGCGGACAGCCGGTACATCCAGGCGATACCCGCCAAAAACAGCAGGGTCCGCCTGAGCATGTTCGATAGGACGACCCCGGGTCCGGGCCACTTGCCCGACGGTGAAGTCTTCTACGACACAACCAACGAAGAAGGCTTGCGTGTCCTTGTCGATGACGCGGCGTGCTTCCTGGCGAACGGAGAGCTGCCGTGATTGCTGTCAAGAGGCACCCATCCAGACACAACACATACGTTGACGCCGTTGCAGCTGTGCATCCGTCGCTTCGTACCGAGCCGTGGCTTTATTTCAGCGAGGGCGAATACACCAGAACCTTCGAGGGGTTGATTGTGCCACTCAAACCAGAGACGAAACCGAAGCCGCTGTACAACCCGCACCCCGCGTTCATCCTCGAAGATGAAAACGGCCAACCGATAATCGAGAAAAGGATTGACGAATGAACACTGTACTGCTGCTTTTCATCTTGTCCGTCGTCCTCGACATTAAGTCGAACGCAATGCTCGACCGCTTCAAGAGCGACAACGAGGCAGGCTGGGGCTCCTTCATCGCCGTTCTCGGCACAGCTGCGCTGTCCCTTACCGCATTCGCAGCAGGCATCGTCAAGTGGTGCCTGCTCTAGCCCATAAACATAACCAGCTTACGCATAATCGAAAGGATCAAAATTATGACTAACCGCAAAACAATTAGCTTCTCCGCGTGGCTCAAACTGCACAACGTTTGGCCCTCCGACAACGGGTACGTCCCCGTCTACACGGACCGCAAGACCAATGTCTCCAAGATCGTTCCGGAAAAGGAGGCGAACGAGCACTGGTGTATGACGCTCGTCAAACCCGTCCGGCTGGAGTCGCCGATCTTTGAGCCGAAAAAGAAGGCCCTAGAGTGCTAGCCCTAGGTGTTCTCGCACTGGCCGTCGTTTTTGGCGTCATCGTCGGCCTGACGAGCAAAGACAACCCGATAGCAGACGCCGTCGTCATCTGGTTCATCGCCGGAGAAGTATTCCTTGCCCTGTGCCTGGTCGCAGCTCCGCGCTAGAATAACCAGACGGCACAACCCCACACGAAAGGAACAAAATATATGCTTGCCTTGATCATCGTCGGCGTGCTGCTGTCGTCTATGGCTGTCGGCATCCCCGCGATCCTGTTCGAGAAGTCCGACGACGTGTTCTTCAAACGGATAACGCTGTCGCTGTGGCTCCTGTTGGCAGCGGCCACTCTCAACGTCGTCGGGGCGGTGTTCCTTGTCTGACAATGCGAAAACCTGCAAGGCGTCCAATGCCGACAAGCCGCCCTATAGCGGAATGAGCTCAAGGGACGCGGCACAGGCCCTCGACGTGTCGAGCACTGCCGTCCTCCAGCACAGGAGGCGAAAGTGCCGATGCTTCGCTGACGGACCTATCCCGGCCCAACCAGCCCTCAAAGGAAAGTTGATTGTTCTCGAAGGCATCGACGGCTCCGGCAAGAGCACGCAGATGGCGTTCTTGAAGAACGTCCTCGGACAAACGCATAACGTCTCATGCTTTAGGGAGCCGTCCGACCGCTCGGTGCTGTCGAAAGGCTCGCAGGCATGGGACAAGGACCACCTCTCCGTTGTGCAAGAAGCCCGGGCGGCCCTCTCACGGGGCGACGTCGTTCTCGTGGACCGGTGGCGGCCATACTCGGGCAAGGCGTACCAAGGTCGAGTCTTCGACCCGTCGGACAACAAGCTCCAACCAGATGCCGTGTTGTGGATAGATCTCCCGGTACGGATAGCGCTGAAGCGTGCCTCGGACGGCGACGTCTTCGAAGCCGCCGACGCCGACGAGTGGGTCAAGCGCCGGGAGGAGTATCACAAAATGGCCAAATCCAGCGACAGATGGCACAGGATTGACGGTGCGCAGACCATCGCCAAGGTCCACTTGGACTGCTTGGATGTCGTCGAGCCGCTGCTAGCTGTAGTCAAACCAAACGCCTCGGCCCCCGTCAAGGTGGAGTACGACTCCGCCGACTCGACCATGAGCTTCGACGGGCTTGTGCTAAACAGCCCTATAGCTCCGAAGGCCACGTCGGAGGACGGAGCGTTCGCCAAGCTCTTTGAGCTGGCTCGGCTCGACCCCGCCGACTTTGAGCTTGTCGGGGACACGTTCCGGATGAGCGTGTGGGAGTCCGGCAACGAGGTTAAGTACGCCTACCGCGGTTCATTCCGCAAGAAGTCGCCCATTGAGCTGTCGTCTGACGAGTTGGAACGGTTATCGGCGAGGGCACGTACACCTCGAAAGGCCAAGAAGAGCCCGCCTAACCCCAAGCAGACTCGCGTGCTCGTCGTTTCTGACATGCAAATCGGCAAAGTGGATTCCAGGGGCGGCCTCGAGGCGTTCCTGACGCGCGTCGCCGACCTGTGTGCCGAGATCGAGGCCCTGCCGCCCGTAGGCGACACGATTGTCCTTGACCCGGGTGACCTCATCGAGGGCTTCCAGAACACGTCCAGCCAGGCGCACACGAACGATCTAAGTCATCCGGCAATGCTCCGGGTGGCCAGGTCCGTTCTTATGGACGTCGTTGAGGCTGCCCGGGCGTCTACTGCGCTTGACGGAACAGTCACGGTGGCCACGGTGCCGTCGAACCACTCGGCGTGGCGACAGGGAAAGGGCTACCTCGGAAAGCCCGGCGACGACTACGGGCTGGACGTCCACCGAGCCGTCGAGTCAGTGTTTGAATACGCGGGTGTTGACGATGTTACGTGGCTCTACCCGGAGTCCGAGTACGATGAGTCCCTGTCGATCGCTGTGCCGGGAGCGTGGCACACAAAGATCGGCCTCGTCCACGGCCACCAAGCCCGCGCTGGAAAGTTCAACGACTGGTGGAAGGGCCAAGCCTTGGGCTCTAAGCCCTTGGCGGACTGCCACTACGCGGTTTCGGGCCACTACCACTCGTTTCTGTTTGAACCGGCCGGATGGCTCGACGATCGAGAGCGATACCACATCCAAGCACCTCCGATGGACAATGGCAGCGCGTGGTGGGAGAACATCTCCGGCGAGCAATCGAGACCCGGGATAGTTCACTTCATCCTCGACGGTAAAGGCGACTTCTCCGACCTGAGGTTGATTGCCCTCAACTGACCGAACCCCTCCTGGTGTTAACATGTCAACCAGACAAACCACACTAGGAGGGGTTCTTCTATGTCCGAAGTCTATGTTCGGGTGCCGATGTGGCTGCGGCGCACACAGCTAGCATGCCTTGGCGGGGTGTACGCGGCGTTGCTGGCAGCAGGGACGCTGCTTCTCACGGTGGACCCCCACCCCCTCCTGTGGGCGCACGCCTCGTTCGTCTGCATCGGCACGGGGTTTGGTCTCTTTGCTCTCATCCGAGGGCAGTACAAACTCGAAGCGGCTAGCCTCGTGTGGCTTGTCAGCGGACTTTTGCTCCTGTCACTGCACCCCAAGCCGGGCGGACTGCTGACCGACCTTCTTGACCTGGCGCTGGTCCTCGCCTTGGGGTTGAGGTTTGTGCAACTGGTATCATTCAGCATTGAGCACAACAGAGCACGCGACCTCCTACGATAGGGGCCGCCCCTAGAAGGAGGACCAGTGAGTAACATTGTCCTCCTCCTAACAGCGATGTTAGGGTCCGGCGGAATCACCGCCTTTGTCAAGATTTTCGTCGATGCCCGCAAGGGCAAGGGCTCCGATCCGGCAGTTTCAGCGATCGACACTACACGCATTGATAAGCTGACCAGCGACAACGACGCCCTGCGCGCCGAAAACCTCGCACTGCTGAAGGAGCTGGATAAGTATGTCAGGAGAGCTGACGACCCTGAGCGTCCATGACGAGACGCTGATACGACTGGCGGCACAAGGATCGACCCCGGAGGAGCTGAGCGCCCGCACGGGAATGCCAGCCGCCCAGGCGGTCATCCGGGTCAAGGAGATACTGGCGTCAAAGAACGTCTGGACGTTTATAGAGCAGCAACAGCTCCTTCTTGAAGACATTCAGCGACTCAAGTCGGAGGTCTTCGGCTACGTCAACGAAGCGATTGCCAACCCCGACCTATTGAAGGCGATGATCTCCATCCTTCAACTCATCGGGGACAGGCTTGACCGCGTGAAGGCTCTCGTCGATGAAGAGGACGAGAAGCAGACGAAGAAACAAGCTAAGATGATCGGCGATTTCTTTATGGGTGTGTGGGAGCCGGTGCGCGATCACCTGGCTAAGAAGCATACCCCGGCCGAGATTCAAGAGATCGACGAACTGTTCTACAAGAGCGTGGAGGACACCGTTGCGGACTACCTCGCTTAACCCTCGCGCCGTCGAGTATGCGCTGAAAGACCAGCGCGACCGGCGGCTGAGAGAGCGCTACGTCACCGACCCCGTGCTGTGGGCCAAGGATATGCTAGGAGAAGAAGAGGGCACCCTGTGGAGCCAGCAGCGCGACGTCGCCATGTCCGTTGTGCACAACAACTCGACGGCTGTCAAGGCAGGGCACGGCGTCGGCAAGACCCGCCTGGTTGCCGTGCTGATCTGCTGGTGGGTGGACACCCGCTTCCCGGACTGCTACGTCGTCTCGACCGCGCCGTCCACGGCACAGATATCCGGCGCTGTGTGGCGTGAGATACGGCACTTGCGCGACGTCATTTCCGCCCGCTACGAGAAGGGCCTCGTGGACCACAAGCTTCCTGGGAAGATCGGCGGCGACGACGTGTGGAAGGACCCGATCAGCGGCGTCAAGCTCGGCGAGGGACGTAAGCCGCCGGACAACCTTGGAGGAAACTCCTTCCAGGGCATCCACGGCACAGTGCTGGCCATCGGCGACGAGGCGTGCGCCCTGTCCGGAGAGCTCATCGACGCGCTGGGAAACATCACGACGAACGACACGTCCAGGCGTGTGCTGATCGCCAACCCGACGGAGCCCGCCAGTTACTTCGCTTCCATCTTCAAGAAGGAGATGAAGAACTGGTCGCGGATGACGATCTCCGTGCTCAATTCACCCAACTTCACGGGTGAGCCAATGCCGGCCACGGCGCGCAAGAACCTGACAACACCTCAGTTCGTCGAGCAGAAGAAGCTGGAGTACGGTGAGCACAGCGCCCGCTTCCGATCCCGTGTGCTTGGCGAGTTCGCCAACGACAACGAGTCGAACCTCATCACACCTGAGGATGTGTCGGCGGCGGTCGCCACGGAGATCGACGACCACGTGAGGCCGACCCTCGGCGTAGACGTCGCCCGCTACGGGGCCGACCGCACTGTCGTGTACTCCAACACGGCCGGGCGGGTACGCTACCTCGATTCCTGGGGCAAGCTCGACCTCGTGGAGTCCGCTGAGAGGGTTAACCGCCTCGCTCGGCAAACAGGCGCAGAGACGATCGCTGTTGACTGCGACGGCAACGGAGGCGGACTCTTCGACGTACTCATGCATTTGCCCGAGCGGGGTTATTCCCTGGTCGAGGTCCACGGGGGCTCGTCAAGTCCGGACTTCCACAGGTGGCACAACTTCAGGGCTTACATGTGGGATATGTTCGGCAAGCGGTGCCGCGAGGGGCTGATCGATCTCGACCACGAGGACATCGACCTCCACGACGAACTGCAGTCCGTCTCATACAAGTTCAACGACGCCACCGGGGGGCTTGTGCTGGAGTCTAAGACGGACCTCAAGAAGCGCATCGGGAGGTCTCCCGACCTTGCTGACGCCGCCATCTACTCGACTCTCACCGGTCTGGACGTTGAGTCCGTCGCGCCCGACGGCAAGGAGTATGAGCACCCTGACGATATAATCGGTGAACTACCCGACTACCTAGAGGAGATGAGCAATGACTTCGGACTGGGATGGCTTTGATACCGCAGAGCTAGACAGCGTGAACCACCTGTCCGAATCCCTGGCTGGCGTTCTGCAGGAGCGAGGATGGTACCCGATCCTTCACGACCGAGGCATGGCGCTGTCCGAGATACAGGCCGTGTGCGAGGGCCTGCGGCTTATGGCCAAGCAGCACCCCCTGCACGCCAGGGGATCGCAGCTGAGGCACAGCTACATCTTCGGTCGCGGAATGCGCGTGGACGGCCTGTCAAAGAAGCAGCAGGCCATCTACGACGACCCAGCCAACCAGGCGACCCTGTTCAGCGTCAACGCAACGGTCACCCTGAACATGGAAAAGTTCTGTTCCGGCAACGTCATCGTTGTCCGCGACACGGTGCTGGATACGTTCACGATCATCCCGCTTGAAGAGATTACGGACCTGCGCTGTGATCCGTTCGACGGCTCGCGGGTCATGTACGTCAAGCGAACGTGGTCTGTCGGCGAGGAACCGTCGCAGTCGATCTGGATTCCGACGGCGTGGGTCGCCCGCAATCGCAAGCGTCTACCAGGCCGGATCGCCGGGGACAGCGCCCCGGTCAAGCGTCGCTACGTTGCATATATCTCGTCCAGCCAGCGTCACGCCGGTTGGGCCTGGGGTGTGCCGGACTCCTTAGCGGGAGCCATCTATTCGCGGGCGTACTCCGAGTATCTGCAGAACTCGTCTAGTTTGTCGAAGGCCCTGTCGATGATCGCGTGGTCCGTCACGAGCAAGGCCCGGGGCGGAGCCAAGGACACGGCCGCCCGCGTCCACGCAGCACAGCAAACCGGCAACATCGGCGGAACGGCCGTCAACAACGGTACGAGCCAGATTGCCGGTGTCGGAGTGCCCAGCGCCCAGGTTAACTACAACAACGGCCAACCGCTCGCGGCCATGGTCGCTGCGAGCTTTGGTGTGCCGGTCATCGCACTGCTGTCGAGCCCGGGTGCCACAGGCGGCTCGTACGGAGCGGCGACGACGCTGGACACCCCGACGGTCAAGGGCTTTGAGGCCGAGCAGGACATCTGGTCCACGTTCTTCGAAGAGATTCTTCGCGACATCGACCCGGAGAACGCCGATATGCACGTAAGCTTCCCGTCTATCGAGCAGGACCCGGGCTACCGGAAGATGTCTAGTGCGACTGCGGCGTACGCCGGAGGCGCTATCTTCCAAGACGAGTTCCGCGAAGTCGCCCTTGATATCCTGGATCAGCCAGACCGTCACCCGGGCGACCTGCCGGAGCCCGACGAGTTCAACGCCGGGTCGGACCCCGCCGACGACTCGAACATTGCCCCGAGCCAGGGCAACGCGGGGGCTGTGCCGGGTGGCTTTGATCAGGACGACACCAACCACGAAGGGGACGAAGACCTATGACGATCAACGTAACAGAGGGAGCCTTTTCCGGGCTCGGAAAAATCGCCGGAAAGCGCAAGTGGCGCGCCCGGCTTATCGGAGTCGGCACAGGGGCTAGCGCCGTCTACACGGAAGAGGCTCTGAGGGGCAGCTTCGCCGAGGCGTTCCCGGCTGGAACACGGGTGAACATAAACCACCAGTCCTACGAAGAGAACTTCGAACGCAACCTTGAACAGCTCGCGGGCGCTATCTGCTCCACGCCGGTGTTTGAGTCGGACGGCATGTACGCCGACGTCGAGTTCTCCGAGAAGTGGGCCCCGTTCATCGAAGAATTCCACGAGGTCATAGGGTTGTCTATTAGCGGTGCATGCACGGTGGCGGCCGCTGGCTACGACGACGGATCACCTCGGTTTGACTACGACCACAACGAGCTTCCGACAGTGGAAAAGTTTGTCTACACGCCGCTCAACACTGTGGATGTCGTTACAGCTCCTGGTGCCAATGGACGCTTTATCGAAGCTCTTGAGAGCTACCGTGGTAACATGACCGTCGAATCCAATCAACCGAAAGGAGACGAGTTCACCGTGAAACCGGAGGACATCGCAGCGATCTCTACGGCGGTCTCTGAAGCTCTCAAGAATGTTCTTGACAAGCGCGACAAGGAGAAGGCCGACGCAAAGAAGGCTGAACTTGACGCCGACAAGGCCAAGGCCGCCGAAGACGAGAAGAAAAAGAAGGAAAAGGAGAAGAAGACGAAGGAATCGATTGCGTCCGCCGTTGACGCGATCGCCGACGCCGATCTCCCCGCAGCCTTCCGGCGTCGAGTTGCCGAGGGCTTCGCCCGCGGCGAAGACGTCAAAGAACTTATTAAGGAACAGGTTGAGCTCATCGAATCGGCCCGCAGCGAGCAGGGCGTTCGCCCCCGCAACGCTGACGGCGGAGATGACTTCGACAAGAAGTTCAAAGAACTGGAGTGGTGATCACTTATGGCAATCATCTTCGACGCATCTGACTCCTACAGCTTCCAGCTCGACGGCATCAAGGCCGGAGACGTTGTGAAGGTCGGCGGCCTCCTCGGCGTTGCTGAGACCGATTCCCTCGTCAAGGAGGACGGCAAGCAGTACGCCACGATCCGCTTCGGCGGACATGCGGTTGTGCCGCTTGAGGGCTCGCTCAAAGCCGGAGACGCGGTTGGCGTTGCCGACTCGACCGCCGACGGCAAGGTCACCCTCGCCACGACCGGCGTCAAGCAGCTGTTCGGATTCGTTCTGAATCCGGCTAAGTCCGTGAGCGGCGGCTACACCGTCGCCGTCGTCCAGGGAAGGATTTGATACGCAATGCGCAAGGAAGAGTATGAGGCTTCTTGCCTCCTCAACGAGGCGCTGAACGCCGAGGGCTACGCCCTCACGAAGGCCACGAACAAGCTTCGTGAGGCCATCTCCACGAACCGCTTCCCTGTCTACCTCTCGCCCGCCCTGAACGGCATCCTCATGAAGGAGTACGAGAAGCAGATTAGCAATTGGCGCGAGTATGCGGACGAGGAAGAGGTTACGTCCTTCGAGGCACAGCCCTTCTACGAGCTCGAGTTCGATGACTCGGACATCCCCGGGTCGAAGGACGGCCAGACGTTCCACAAGAACGGCCTTGCCGCTGTCGGACAGCTCGACGCGTACCCCGCGGCGTCGCTCAAGTCCAGCGCCACGAAGCTCGCAACCAGGAAGAACGGACTTATTGTCAAGTTCTCCTGGGAGGCGCTGAAGAATGGCAAGATCGACCTCGTCAAGCGCACCATGAGGGAGCTTGCGTTCCGCGCGGCACAGGAGGAGTCCTTCGCTGCGGCGTCGGCCCTCGTCGATGCCGGCGGTGTCAACGCCCAGAACTTCAAGGCTGCCAACGCAAACGTTTTGACCGGCAACCCCGAGCTGTCCCTCGAGGGCCTGGAGAAGGCGCTCGATTTTTTGGCCACCGTTCGCTACGACGGCTCCCGCCTCGTCATGCCGACCAAGTACAACCTGGTTGTGCCGACGGCGCTCGCCCGCAGGGCAGAGCAGATCATGGCGATCCGCGAAGTCCGTACGAAGGTCGGCTCGAAGGAGACCATCACCTCGAATCCGATCACCGGCAAGATTGCCAAGGTCGTCGAGGTTCCTGAGCTCGGTGTCATCGGCGGCGACGCGGCTGACAAGTCCTGGTTCCTCCTCCCCGTCAAGGGCACCATGCCGAACCCCTCGGTGGCTAACGTCTTCCTGGCCGGCGAGAAGAAACCTAAGATTTTCGTCAAGCGCAACACGGATATGAATCCCGAGGACGGAGATTTCCTCGATGATTCGTATCAGACGAAGATTCGCCATGTGGTCGCGGGCGCGATGCTCAAAACCATCGGCACTCTTGCGTCGAACGGCACTGGAGCGTGATCTGAAGCCCGCCCCGGTACGCGAAAACCCCCGGCCCGAAAGGGAACCGGGGGTTTTCTGCACCCACACAACCGAAAGGAACGGTCGAGCGCTAGTGTATCATGGGCGACATGGCCGACACGATTGAATGGAACGCAGACAAAGTAAGGGCACTCCTGTCCGGTGTGCCGTCCGAGAACCTGCCAGACAACGAGCAGATCAAGTTCTTGCTCAAGGCCAACCGCGGCAACGGCTGGTGGACGGCGTCTGACATCCTCCTCGGCGTCATTGCCGCCATGGGTACGAGCGGACAGCTCGACACCATCAAGGCTGACGACTTCACCCTGGGCGGTTCAGAGAAGACCCTTGACTACCTGACCCAGCTCGCGGCGCAGTACAGATATCGCGGTGACGAGGAGGAAGGCGCAGAGCTGGCTATCGTTTTCCCACCCGACCAAGGGTTGGGTTGGATATGACGGACTTTCTTGCGGCTCGAAAAGCAAGAGCCGAGGCCAGGCTCCGGCCGTTCATGAAGGCGACCGTTCAATTCGACACAGGCAAAGAAGGCCCCTGGGACCCCGCCACTGACAAGAAGCGCCCGGCTGAGGTCGTCCTGACGAGCCCGGCTCGTATCCAACCGGTGCAGAACCGCTTCTGGACAGAGGACACCGTCAACCCTCTGGCACAGCACCGGGTGCGTGTGCAGATGCCGACGTCTACGTTCCCAACGAAGCTCTACGCTGGCATGGGGGTGACGATCGTCGCCGACCCGACGAACCCCACGCTTGTTGGAAAGCGAGGTATCGTCGAAACTGCTATCGATGCCACCGATTCGTTCGAGCGGACGGTGCAGTGCCTGTTCGACCTCCACGGAAGCGGGCGCTGACATGCCAGGTGTCAAGATACAGGTAGACGTTGCTCCGCTGTCCGGCCTGCTCCAACGCCTCGAGGGCGTTCCTCTGGCCCTGTCGGACGTTCTGGAGATGATCGGCAACGAGCTTGTCCAGACGATCCCCGAACAGCTGAAGAACGTGGTCGAAACCACGCCGTCAGCCCTTGTGCCGAACAAGGGCAACCGTGTGTGGACTGGGTACATGCGGGATACGGTCGGAGCTAAAGTCGAGCGGCATTCGTGGAACTACACTAAGATATCGTACGGCTGGGTCAACGGGCTCAACGGTTTCAACGACGGCAAAGGCTTCTACGTGGCCGACCAAGAGTTCGGCAATACGGGCCGGCACATTTGGGGAATGGACGCGCTGGCCAAAGTCCAGGCGACACAGCTCAAGCAAGACGAGATAGGCGACCGAGTGAGAAAGGCTCTGGCGGAATGGCTGACGTGAACAGGAACTACAAGGAGGCTATTCGCCAAGAGATCGTCAAGCTGACGCGTATCCCAGACGAGCGTGTGACGATCGGCGGCATCCCGTCCGTGGACGCTGGTATGAAGATGCCGTTCGTTGTCCTCAATTTCACTCACCCGGCACACCTGTCGAGGACGGCCGGCATCACGTCGCGTCGGGACGACCTTCATTTGGTGTACGTCATGATCCACCTACGTACGGAAGACGCCGCCGACAGCGATCCCCTGACTGACGCCCTTCACTGGGGCCTGACAGACTTCGTTCCGCCGGACTGCGGACCTATCAAGTTCGCCGGGGGTCAAGGCTTTGACATGTCCAACAAGTCTGTCAAGCCTGTCAACTTCGCATCCGAACTGTACGGGTCCTTCGTCACGAACCTCACAGCGAGGACCCACTGATACAATAACCCCGAATCCCAAGGAAGAAAGGTACCGCTCGTATGCTTTTCAAGAGCAAGTCCACCGGGCAGGTGACAGATTTGCCGGAGTCCTACGGTTGGCTGTTCCCCGACCTCGAACCCACCGACGAGGAGCCTACCCCGTGTGCCTCGTGCGGAATCTTTGAATCCGAAGACAAACCTGAGGGCGAGCCCACGCCGGTGCCGCGACGCGGCCCAGGCAAACACAGCGGGTCCTACGTCCCCGACATCACCCCTAAGGAGGACTGACCCATGACGGACAAGAAGATGGTCCGCGGCAACGTCACGTTGCTTGCGGCCTTCCCGGAAGCCGTTGCGGACTGGACCAAGCCCACGTCGGCGGAGCTCAACAAGCTCTTCACCTTCGACGCTGCCAACGTTGACAACATGGTGTTTAACATCAGTTGTGCAATCGAGGACGGCTACACTCTCGGACTGACGGACCCCAGCACAACCAGCAAACGGTCCGTCTGCGACGTGTCCGAAGTTCAGACGCCGACGTACGACAACTACGAGGCGTCCTTCGACCTGTTCCGCGACGAGGACCAGACGGCCGAGGGCCTATACAATATGGCTCGCGAACTGTTCCTGGGGCCAGACATCGTTTTCATTATGATTGAGCGCATCGGAAAGTCCAACAACGCTCCGTTCGCGGCTGGCGATGTCATCTCCGCGTACCGCTTCCGCGCGGACTACCCGCTCGACATCGTCGAGGACAACGACGTCATCATGACCGGCATTCGACCCAAGGCCACGGGTGATGCTCCGTTGGTCAACTACGAACTGGAGGCCTGATAGCAATGGCAGACAAGAAGGCAACGGTTAACGGCTGGGTTACCCTATGGGTCGCCCCCGTGTCCACGATAGCCGATCTCAACAAGATCACCCCCGAGGAGATCAACAAGTCCGTCAACATCACGTCGGCCACTTCGTGGTCTGATACAACGTATCCGACGGCTGAGGCATCCGAGGACGTCTCCGACCGCTCTCTGGCGGACGTTGGCAACGCCTCTTCTCGAGGAAAGGCCAACTACAAGGCCGAGCTGACGCTGTTCTACCCAACCGACGTCAAAGACCAGACATCCGAATACGCCAAGGCGTGGAACGTCTTCAAGAAAACCCGCGAGCGCCTTGTGCTCATCGCCCGCGTCGGACAGGCCAAGTACAACGAGCCCGCTAAAGAAGGCGAGTGGTACTCCGCTTTCCTCCTCATGAACTCGACCTACAAGAACAACACCGAGGGAGATTCCTCGGTCAAGTACACGGTCAAGTTCCTCACGCAGGGCCAGCTGCGAGTCAACGGACTCGTTAAGGGCGCTGACGGTGCGACGATCGAGCCTACGGGCACGGTCAACCTCGGTGTCGGAGCCCACAAGCGCATTCACGTCAAGGCGTACACCGGCAAGCGCGTGACGACGGCATGCGAGTTCAAGTCCGACCACCCGGAGTTTGCCACCGTATCGACGGCCGGAGTCATAACCGGTGTCAAGGCGGGCTCGGCAACGATCACTGCGACCCACCCGTCTATCACGACGGAGCTCAAGATCCAGGTCACCGTGGCCTGATCGAGTGAAGTACGGCACAAACCCCGCTGGCTGAAAGACGTCCGGCGGGGTTTGTGCTATCCTCCAAAGGACCAACCCACAACAGAAAGGACAGATATCCATGTCTGACAAGTTTTCATTCCTCGAAGAGCTGTACCGCGATATCCAGCCGACTCGCGAACTTAAGCTCCCGACGGAGGACAAGCCCCGCGCCACCTTCGTGTTTGCTGTGCCGGACCCCAAAGCCCTCCGAGAGCTGCAAAGGGACATCGTTTCCGTGAAGTCCAAAGAGGTCCTGGACGACCCCTACAGCGTCCTCAACCTCCGAGCCGTAGTGCTGACACTTAAGGACGTCGTCATTGACAACCAGCCCAAGGGCGTCACCCTGGAGAACAACGACGAAGCCCGAGAGTTTTTGGAGAGCCTTCCGGCCGGTTGGGATATCCCCGTCGTCAACGAAGCGGCGTACGTTATCTTCAACCCTACGGACGTTCAGGCCAACGTGGATTTTACATCGACTCCCTGAATGACCCGGCAAACAGCGGAGTGTTAAGCAAGGTTAAGACGGCGGTGGCGCACCACATGAGGCCCACCGCCGTTCTTTTCCACGAGCCGGACCCGTGGACGGGTTGGACCCATAACGATTACGCTCTCCTCGAAGCGGCGAGGGCGATAGAGATGGAGACATGCCCGCACTGCGGGAACCCTTACTGGTTGTGCCACTCCGACAACCCTTACATCGAGTGGTACGACGACTCGTCCCGGTGCTACGCCACGATGGCCAAGGAAACACGAGCATTCAAGAAGGCGAACAAGGGCAAGTCCCCCACCGCCGCAGACCGAGAGCGCTGGGGCAAGGACGTCTTTACCCGTCCTCGAATGAGCGGGCCGGAAAAAGACAAGGGCTTGCCCACAAGGCGAGACTTTTACAAGGCCAAACAAGAAGAGGCCAACCAGTAGAGAATACCCCCGATGGTAAAATGCCAGGCAGACCACAGGCACAACCATCGGGGGGTAGTCTTATGGCGGAAGTTCGCCAGGATATTACGATATCTGTCAGAGGCGTCAACGAGCTACGAGACGCCTCTGCCGCTATGAAGGACGTCCGCGACAGCGCAGTCGGCCTCGGGCGGGTCAACGCCTCCGGTGTGGAGACCGCGGCCGCTTCGACGGAGAGGTTAGCGAAAGCCGCTCGTGCCTCGACCAATGAGATGACGTCCCAGCGGTACCAGCTGTACGACGTCGCCGCGGGCTACCAGATGCTCGCCAACACCCTCACTGGCGTGGCCGGAGCTGTCGTCAAGCTCGGCATGGACTACGAGGCGTCCTTCCAACAGGTCATCCGCACGACCGGCCTTGCTGGCAAGGAGATCGAGGAGGTCAAGGGGCAGCTCCTTGACATGTCCACAAAGGTCCCTGAGAGCTTCCAGAACCTCTCCGGCATCGCAGCGTTCGGCGGACAGTTAGGCATCGCTAAGAACGAGATCGCCGAGTTTACAAAGACGACGGCACAGCTCAAGGCAACCACCGACCTCACGCTGGACTCGGCCGGTCAAACGTTGGCTATGTTCCAGACTACCCTCGGCGTCGCTGGCAAAGACTTCGACAACGTTGCGTCGTCCATCCTTAAGGTGGGCGTCAACTCCGCTGCGACCGAAACGCAGATCGCCAACGTGTCCACCCAGATCGGGTCGATGGCTCAGCTTGCCGGGTACAGCGCTGACCAGGTGGTCGGCCTCGCTGGTGCTATGGCGTCCGTCCGTATCCCACCCGAGCTTTCCCGGTCAATCATTACCCAGGTGTTCGGCAAGCTCCAAAAGTCCGTCCAAGAGGGAGGGGCCTCCCTGGAGACGTTTGCCAAGGTCTCCGGACACTCCGCCGAAGAAGTCCGCCAGGCATGGGGAACCAATAAATTCGCTGGCATATTCACCGACTTCCTGGCCGGGTTGAAACAGTCCGGTCAGGGTGCTACTCAGATTCTCCAGGACATCGGAATCAAATCGCAGCGTACTGTGCCAGCCCTTCTCCGTATGGCGCAGGCGTCTGATCTCGTCAAGCAGACGATGGCCGACGCCAAGTCGGGCTTCGACGACACGTCCACGCTGACGGACCAGTATGGGCAGATCGCCCAGACGACATCGGCCAAGATGGAGATGCTCAAGAACTCCGTCGCCAACCTGGGTGCGGCGTTCGGACAGAGCACGAACAGCGGCATCGGCACGTTCGCAACGATGCTGACGACCGTGCTCAACGGCATCTCTGCCCTTTTGAAGACGGGTATTGGCCAGTGGATCGCCAAGATCGCGGCGTACGCCACGGCGGCTGGCATCGCATGGTCCCTGTGGCACGCCAAGACTGCTCTTATGCTTGCATCATCGCGGGCGTTGGCACAGGCGTTCTCCTCTCAGAGTGCGTCCGGCACACAGCTCAGCTTCACCCTTCGCGGCGTCATGCGGCAGATTCGGGAGCTGCGAGCTGAGACCCTGGCGGCCCAGAAGGCCCACCTTCAAGCGGCCGCCGCAGCTCGCACACAAGCCGCCGCCAACAATCAGCTTGCCGGGTCAGCCCGGGGGGCAGGTGCGGCACAAGCAGCTTCCTCGGCCGCTGGAGGTGCCGGTGCGGGCACTACGGCTCTGTCTCGTTTAGCCACGGGCCTCAAGGGCGGGGCCGTCTTGGCCGGTGTCACCCTCGGCATGGAGGGTCTGAACATGGTCATGGGCCACTTCGCCGAGCGTGCGGAGAAGGCCCGGCAGGCCGCCGAGGCGTGGACCCAATCAGGTGCGGACCTCGCAGCGGCCATCAAGCAGGACACAGACGCCTTCAACAAGACGGGCGAGGCCGTTGCCTTGTATGCGCGGGCTCAAGACGAGGCCGGAAACATCGGTGTGTCGCACGTCGCCAACCTCAAAGAAGGCGCTGACAAGTCCCAGCTCCTGGCTGAGGCTCAGAACCAGCTCAAAGGAAGCGTCGATCAGACCACCGGGTCAATTAACACGCAGATTCTCGCGCTCGGTGAGAACGCGACCAAACAGATCGCCAACATGGTCTCTTCGCAGCAGGCTATGGGCGGTCTGTCCAACGATGCCCGCAAGATGCTGTCGGAGGTGGGCTTCTCCACCGAAGAACTGTCCAAGCGAATTCTACAAGGACCAAAGCAGTTCGAGGAGTACATCAATCAAGTCATCCACAAGCTCAGGGAGCTTGCGGACGCACAACGGGACTCGGGCAACTGGGACGGTTACCTCAAGACGCTGGGCACCATGGAGAAGCTCAAAGAGGTCAGCGAGCATATCCAAGGTTCCATGTCCGAAGCCACCAACAAGGCTGACGACACGGCAGCGGCCATGCGCGGCCTCGGGCAGGAGACGGCTGGAGCCTCCGACGAGATGGAGGGCTTGGGGGACTCCACCGACAAAGCTGTGGACAACCTAAACAAGCTGACGGACGCCGCGTTCGACGGAGTGATGGGCCAGGCCGACCTTGCCGACGCGGTGGCCGATCTCGGCGAGTCCATCGCCAAGAACGGCGACAACTGGGACGTCTACACAGAAGGCGGCCGGGCTAACATGAAGGCCCTGGAGCAGGCCGTCCACGCGGCCGCTGAGGCATCTGGGGGCGACGCCCAGGTGTTCGCCACGTACGTCGATTCGATCCAGCAACAGCTTGTGCAGAACGGCGTAGGATCCCTGGACATCCTTAACCAGGTGGCCCAGCGCGCCATGTCCACGGTCAACCAGGTCAGCCAAGGTGTCAACATCCTGGCGAGCATCACCCAGACGGCCATCTTTGCCGGACAAGCCCTCGGACTCATCGAGAAGGCGAACGTCGTCACTCCCCAGCTGGCGATAGCCAACACCAACCTTGGCAGGTCCTACCGCCAGGGCGTGGCTCGCGGTGCCGAGAAGGCCCACAAGTCGATGCGCAAGGCCAACAAATCAAAGAAGGAGGCCAAGAAGGCCGCCAAGGAAGCGGCCAAAGAGGTAAAGACCCTCTCGGACTACTACTCGGACCTGTCCTCGACGGCGAACAACGCCTTTGGCTTCCGGCACGACCTCGAGGAGTCGATCGACAAAGCCAAGGACTCGCTGTCCAAGCTCGCTGACTACCAAAAGAAGGCCCGCGATGAGTACGACAGCGCGGTCAAGTCCACCCGCGACGCCGCCAAGTCGGTGGATGACTACCGGGTCAAGCTCGAGGAGCTCCACGCCCAGCTGGCACAGCTCAAAGCCGACGAGGGCAAGCTTCAGTTCCACCTGAAGATCGCCACGGACTACGGTGACTCCCTGCGAGCCAAGGACATCCAGGCCAAGCTCCAGCAGAACTATGCCGACCAGGCACGGAACGGCAACGAGCGCCAGGCTGCAGTGGACGGCATGGCCGACGCCCGCAACCAGGGCGCGGCCGCCTCCAAGCAGATGGCCACAGCCCAGGAAGCCCTGAGCCGTTCACTCAGCGGTGCCACTGCGGCGTCCCGTGAACAGAGGTCCGCTATTCGCGACCTCGCCAAGGCATACCAAGACCAGATTCTCGCCTACGCAAACACCGGGGCTAGCCAAGCGCAGATCAAGGCTTACGCCGCTCAGCTGTCTAACGAATTCCGCAACCAAACGGCGGCCATGGGCTACAACAGGAGCGAGATCGGCCGGTACGCGGCAACGTTTACCGACCTCCAAAAGATCATCTCCCGTGTGCCTAAGAAGATCACCATCTCAGCGGACACCGACCCAGCTAACCGAGCTCTAAACGAGCTTTCGGCGAAGGCCCAGAAGACCCACCATGACGTGTCCAACGTCGGGTCGGGTTCGACGGCCACCCCTAACGTCGGCGGCACAACCGGGGCGCTCGGCAAGGTCGGCGGCGCTGCTAAAGGCGCTGGCGGGCAGTTCGACTGGCTCCAGCAGATGATCGCGAAGTTCGAGCCCGTTGTGTCGGCTATCGTCTCGGCGTTCCACCTGCATACAGCGTCGTCGATGGACGGCGTTGTCGGCGCGACCAAGCACGCCTCCGGCGGTTTCCAGGTCATGGGGAGCTCGATCGTCAATACGATGAGCTTGGTCAACCAGTACCTAGCTGAGTCGGGCCGGATCGCGGGCAACTCCATCAATAGCATCGTTGACAACATCTACAACGGTGTCAACCGGATCAATCGGGCTCAGTCCACGTTGAGTTCCATTGGCTCTACGTTCGCAGCTCTCGGCGCGTTCCGGTTCTCCACCGGCGGCCTTGTGCCGGGTGTTCCGGGTCAGCTGGCGTTCAAACCGATGGGCACGGACACCGTGCCGGCCATGCTGACCCCGGGCGAGTTCGTCCTGCGCCGCGACGTCGTGGCGTCACTGCCTCCGGGCTTCCTCGAGGCTCTTAACTCCGGCGCGATGCGCCCCGGCAGCGGAGCGTCGTCAGCTCCCGTGTCGTCTGCGGCGTTCGGTGGCAACGGCCCTGTTATAGTCGAGCTGTCGCCATACGACCGGGCTCTACTCGCCAGCGGAGGAAACGTGACGTTGAACCTCGACGGGCGTGCTATCGCGAGCTCAGTCGCAGGGGCTGCTAGCACCGACACAAGGAGAGGATTCTGAGTTGACAGCGTTCAAGACAGACATCGAAGGCAACAAGCTCGTGTGGTTCGGGACCAAGGACAAGATGTCCTGGGTTCCGGCCCCGCAGTCAGGCGTTACCGTCGCACCTACCTACTGGCAGGCCGGGGGCACGTTCCTCAATGGAGGAGGGTGGGCCGATAACTCCGGCACAAGCCACGAGGAGCTGAAGCTAGCCTGGGGGCTTATGGGGCTCGACGAGTCCCTGCCGTTGCTCGACGTCCTGCGGTCGCCCGGCCCGTTCTACTACCTCGACCCCGTTATCGCCGGGGCCAACTGCCTCCCGCAATATGCGGCGGAGTGGACGAAGGACAACCCCTTCGGCGCTACTCGGGTTGTGTCGCCTGTGGATGACCCCAACGGCGAGCTGGGGCCGATGCTCAAGAGCTACGCGGCGCAGTACAAGAAGGACACTATCGTGTGGGACTTCCCTGTTCCGCCGGGGTTTGTGCTGCATTTTGGCTGGTGCGGCTCTGGAGTCGTCTCTGTCAACGGCATGGCGATCAACCCGTGGTGGAAGGGCAAGAGCAGCTACCTCTCGTCCATGCACGGAGGCGGGGTGCACTACTACATCCAGGCAAGCCAGGGTGCCAAGGTAACGAATATGACCGCCGTGATACAGCTCGGCGACGAGGACGCACCTCGTCGTGGGTCTACACCGGGTATCGGGCGCAGCTCCTTGGCCTTGGCGGGACCGATCCAGGAGAGCCAGTACAGTGCGGTCATTGACGGGTCGAACCTCTCCGTGTCTGCCGACTTCCGGGAGGTTGGAGCATGGCTGTAAACGATCACTTGATCAACTACTCCGTTCAAGAGGAGGCCATGCCTCTGTCTCCGGCACAAACCAGTACGGGGGCCATGCAGATCACGGCCACCAAGGTCTTCCGTCCGGAGACGACAAAGGAGCTTCGTAAGCCTCTCGTCATCGAGGACGACGAACGCGGCATCGTTAGAGGCACCGTCAAGACCCTGTCCGTCACCGACAGCCAGGCAACCCTGACGGCTGACTCGGACATCATGGGGCTCAACAAGTGGGTTACCCTGAGGTCGTTCTATGGCCCATTGAACGAGTGGATCAACGTGCTAATGACGGCTGCGGACTTCAGCATGGACGTGTCCATCGACGAGAGCATAAAGAACCTCAACATCAAAGCACCGGGTTTCAGGGGGAACTCCTGGGACAGGCTCCGACAGCTGGCCTCCTTGTACCGATTCGACGTGTCTCAGGTGTCGAACAAGTTACGCATCCGACCCATGCGGTCGATCGAGGCGTACCGAAACTGGGAGTCTACGAACTCCTACACCATCGACGCATCCAACCCCGTCGAACAGGTACGTGTCTACTGGTACCCCATAGACTACGGCTGGCACAAGAAGATATTCCTCGAAGGTCTCGACGACCAGGATTCTTCGGTCATTACCGTCGAGGCCGACGCCGTTCTGCAACAGACGTTCACGGCACGAGCGTCCCTCCTCGAGGTCAACAACCCTGTTGCGGTGGACTGGTACAACCGCTTTTGGGGTGGCGACGGCACCGTGGGCTCGTACACGATCACGGGCAACGACGGACTGCCGATCCCCGCTAAGATGTGGAAGGACATGGGCGGACAGGTCACATGCCGCGTGCTAGACGACCCGACACAGGTAGAGGTGACGGTCGTCGGGTGCAGCGCCAACTGGCTATCGCCGTTTACACTGTCTGTCAGCTCCGGCGAGGGCAAGATGTACAACACCCTCATGATCACCGGCTCCGGCTTCACCTGGGGGAAGAAGCAAGAAGTCACGATGCGTACGGGTGCGCCGCATTCCGCCACGGCGGAGGACAACACCCAGGAGTTCGACTCGACGCTAGTCACGTCAGAATCGATGGCCTACGACACAGCCCTCCGCATGTCGGCCGCCGCAGTGGGGGGTGTGCCGAACGTCCAGGCAACGGCGCGTTTGATCAACAGGCCGGATGATCGCAAGGCGGACACGGTGGTGACGATCCGTCGTATGACCGAGATACTCGGCCCACAGGCTATGTGGGAGCTCACTATGAACGCTAATGTCCAGACATTCCAACAGGTGGGGGATTACCTGTTGTCGCAGACAGCACTCGATCTGGAAAACCAAAGCTTCGGTCAGGCTGTCGGAGCCCGCATGAAAAGGCCCGAGGGGTATTACCGGGTGGCCACTACGACGACGGGGCCTGACTCGATCCAGTACACCTTGGAGTCAGACACGACGATCGGTGATCTCGCGGCACACCACCGTGCGGCGGGGGTATCGACGTTCCGCAACCTCAACAACGAGTGGTACGGGTTGACGTTCGGGGATGTTAGCATTAGACCGCTCAGTTACCCACAACTGGAGGACAACTAACATGGGAGCACCCCCCCGCAACCTAGGAGCTGCAGAGCCCTGGGGCCGCTACATCGAGTCGCAGCTGGCTCGCCTCGAACAGCAACAAAGCAACCAGAACAGCGCCATCAACAGGTCGCTGTACTCGACGTCGGCCCACATCAACTCGGGGTCGATTGTCATCGCCCGCGAGATATACGTAACAGGGGAAAGATACCTAAAAGGCCAATGGACTCCGTACCGGACCGACCCGGTACCGTGGCCCCCGGGTAAAAACACAGTAACGATCCTGTTTTCGGGCGAAACACATCTTCACATGTTGTACACGGACCCAGCTCCGTTCTTTTGGTTGAACGCCAGCACGAGCCTGAACGCGCATAAGGGATTCGGCCACCCCCCGTACTCTACGCCAGGAGGGGACGGGGCGGGTCTCGTGCCCTACGTGCGTCACTACTGGACGGTGGTAGAGTCTGGGGACCGCTTGACATCTAACTCACGAGACCTCCAGTGCACTGTCGGTATAACGAACCTCGGCTCCGTAGACTCGGATGCGGACCCGGATAACACCATCTCCGGCGGGGCTATCTTCATCTTCAACTGACATCATCGAAAGGAATCAACAATGGCCACCTCAGACCAGCAAGGCATCGCCGTCCTCCAGGAGACGGACCAGGCTGTGCCCTTGACCACGCCACTTAACCTCATCGGTTCGTCGGTCTCCAACGCCATCAAGGGCATGCGCCCCGACCTGGTGTACAAGGCTAAGAACCAGAACGAGATGAACACCGTCGTGCAGACGCTCAAGAACCGCGGCGTCGTCGCATCGGTAGAGGTTCCCATCCTCATCTTCCGCACGGACGAGCAAGCTATGTACGCCTACAACGGCGGGTCGTTTACACCAACGAGGGCGCGACAGGCCCCGATCTACGCTCGTATCCGGTGGACCACCTCGCGAGAGACTGGCTCCGGTGTCTGGTGGACGATGAGTGCCAACCCGGACTCGACCGACATGCGTGGAGGTGTAACGCTGCCCGGAAAGGAGTCGGTCAAGGTGCCGTCTGATGGAATTTACCAGGTGTCATTCGCGTTCCAGTGGGCTGACACAGCAGCTAACCGGGGTCGCCGTTTGGCTGCCATCGCGCTCAACGGCGTACGCTTCGACGACTCCGAGGTTTCGACCCCGGCTACGTACGGGTTCCAGCAGCTCGTCACATCGATGGCCATCCCGCTCGCGGCCGGTACCATCGTCGGAGGGCATTCCTTCCAAGACTCCGGCACCGTTCTCAAGATGACACGGGCGTCGCTCAATCTCATCAAGATAGCGGACGCCTAATCAGGCAAATAGCGGAAAACCCCCGGCAGGCCCCGGGGGTTTTCTCGTGTCTAATTAGCGGCAAGCGCCTTGAGCAACGGTTTGTGTCGCTGTTTAGTCAAGTAGTATAGCGCATGCCTGACAGCTTCTCGCTCGTCGTGGTGGTGGCCCTTGGTTGAGTACCAGCCCTGCGCCTTGAGGAATGAGTCAGGGATCATCTTGTTCTTCCCGGAAGCGGGCTGTCTGACCAGCGGCACACCCGCTTGGATAAGGCGGTACATAAGGGCGCCCTCTGCCAGCAAGGGGCTTGTGTCGCCAGCGCCGCCGTACGGGACGTACTTCTCGACGACGACGCGGCTCGCCTTGCGGAACCACTCGCGGAGCTGGAGCGTCTGAAGGAACGCTACGAAGCCGTTGAAGCCTCCGCCAATTGCCCCCTTGTCCACGACCACAGGCATAGCCTCGCCGGCCTTGTCGTCTACGAGGGCCCAGCCGGTTGAGGAAACCGGGTCCTCCGCGGGCGTGTCAATGGAGAGAATCAGCAAACTTGGCCGCCTCCTCATAGTTCAGGTCATCTTCTCGGATAACAACGGGGAGATGCTTGTACCCCTTGTGCACGGCCCAGTCACGTGCCTCTTGGTTCCCATCAAGGGATACCTCGAGGTATGGTTGCTTAGCGATCTCAAACCTCTTCTTCTGGATCGTGCATCGTGGGCACGCGCTCTTGCTGAAGATTATCGTCGGTCTCATTGTTTCCTTTCTGTCTTTCGTACCAGGTCTTCCCCGTGTCGAGGAACAACTTGGCTTCTTCTGGATCATACGCGGTGTCCACGCAGAAACCCCACCGCCACAACTTGTAATACAAGTGGTCTGTTCGCTCCGCTTGGCTGGTGGTCACTCGGAATTTTGTGTTCTTGGCCACGTAGCAGCCGCCCAGCCAGTGTAGACGGTCCTTGCCGATGATCTCAAGCTCGCGGACAAACCCGTCCACCAGCTCAGGCAGGTGCTCGAGAGTGGCCCACTCGTGTGACACGAGGTGCGTCTCGTGGACGATGCAGTGCTTGACCTTTCCTTGGCGCAGGTCACGCGCCACGAGCACGTCCCACACAGGGAAGCCCGTCGCCTCGGCGATGGCTTCCTTAATGGCCCTGTTGGGTCCGTACAGGTCAACGTCTCTCATCAGTGTCCTGCCTCCTCCCAGTTGTCAGCGGGCGTGCCGTGCGACGCGAAGAAGTCAATGCCTTTCCATGTTGTAGACATCAGCTCCGCGATCCGCGGCACAGCCCATTCGAGTTCCGTTTCCGGTATTGAAAACAGTAGTTCATCGTGGACCTGCGCCGCAACCCACGTGATAAACCTCTCGTCCTCGTCGAGCATACGGACCAATGCGTCCGTGATGATCTCCCGTGTGCCGGACTGCCCCATAAGGGCCGACGCCTGGGTGTAAGCGCGGTCGATAGTGACCGGCATACGGCGGCCCCAGTCGTTGTAGATGAACCCTCGCTCGCCCTGTCGGCAACAGTCTTCGCGCCACGACACGACCCGGGGATACGCTTCTGCCATACGTTTGACGAAGAGCTCGCAGACGTCGAGCGGCTGTTTCGACGCCTTGCTGATCGTCGCCGCTCCGCCCCCGTAGTTCCACGCATGGGACAGCGCCTTGGCTTTCTGGCGGTATGGGTTCCTGTGCCGTATCTCGTCGTCCGTTTCCCACCCATCGGGCATGGCCGAATCGTACTCCTCGTCGCCCCAGACGAGACGGCCGGTCATCTCGTGGCCGTCGGCTCCGGGCTCGAACTTCTTGGCGTACTCGGGGTCCTGGGAGTACCCGGCAACAATACGAGCGTCAGCGTTCGAGTAATCGAATGAGACGAGCTTGCAACCGGGGTGGGCAGTCAGATACGACTTCTCCACCGCGCCCGCTCCACGGGCCGTCCAGACGGTCAAACCCGGGTTTCTAGTGGACGACCGACCCGACCGCTGCATGTCCGATATGTCGGGGTGCACACAGCCGTCCTCTTTGAGGGAATCCAGTGTCAATCGGGACAGCGACCTCTGGCCCAGGAGCTCGCGAAGGTCGGCTGCGAACTGCTCGGCTTCCTCGCTTATGCCCTCGCACAGGGCCTCTAGGACCTCTCCGCCGAGAGAATAGCCGGTCTTGGTTTTCTTCCACGACGGGTGCGTCTCCGGCGTAATGCCGAACTCGGCCAACGCCTTCATGATGGCCTCTTTCCCGGCGTTAGACCGCCACGGCTGTTTGCCCGTCGTCGGCAGGCCGTACTCACGTTCGAGCCGACCCTTAAGGGTCTCCGCTCGCTGAGCCAGGTAGTCTGCCCGCGCCTGTGCCTTCTCCTTATCGACGGCGAATCCGTTCCTCGTCACCTGGGCGTTGATCGCAGCCTTCAGCTGCTCCCGCCAGTCGTACGCAGAGAATGAGCGCATCGAGATCAGCCGCTCGAAGACCGACCGGAGGGCGATGACGTCCTGCCGGGCGTACTCCAGGAACTCCTTGTCGTGCAGCGGGATCAACCCTAGGTCGAGGTCCTTGACCTTCGTCCCCTTGGGGTTATACGGCTTAGCCATTTCCTTCATGTTCCCGAACTTGCCAGGCAAACCCATCTGGAATGTGAGATTGTCCAGCCCCAACCACTTGAGCACCTGTGCCGGTGAGCCGTCCGTGCACACCGTGGACCCGCTTCTCGTCTGGAACCGATCGGGTGCCGGGAACGCGAGGTTTGCCAGCACAAGGGTATCGATGACCCTGCGGTCTTTCGCCATGCGAAGAGGCTCCGTTGAGTCCTTGCCGAACAGCGTCGAGAGGTCGAAGTTGTGGGCGTTGTGGGCGACGACGCCTTTGGCTTTTCTGACCTGCTCAATCATCTCGTCGTAGTCCGTCGTCAGAACGACGTCGCCATCGCCCCAGGCGTACTGTCCGAGCCTAAAGAACTCTCGCGGAGCCATGCCCCACTGCTTTCCCTCGTTGTGCGTCTCAGTGTCGAAGAAGAGAATCTCTGACCAGACGCAGTTGAACGGGTTGAGCTCGGACCTAATGTCTCGGGTAGCTGACCGGACTTTTCCAACAAGGACGCTGCGCCACGAGTTGAGCTTCATGAGCTCGTACACGTCGATGACGTTATCGGACTCAGGGTCGTACTCGAAGGACGTACCCTTCAGGTCGGATCGACAGAAGTTACACATCTTGAAGAAAATTTGCAACTCGGTTTCTGTGCCGCCGGCGGTGGC